AAGGCTTGGTTATATGCACGAGCAACTTCATAAATTTTCGCTGGGAATAGAAGGGGTTTTATTTCGTTGTCTCTATATTTTGCCACTACTCTATATGGCATCTGTGTAACATCCACTACAACAAATGCAGAATAATCGTTCTTTGTTCCCCGTGAAACATCAGCAGTAATTACATACGTATGTCCCTCTTGTGGTGGAATATGTAAGTCAAAATTCGCATTGGATTGTTTGGGTGCTCTATAAGTTAATGTTTTAAGTTTTTGTGAAGATATAAGAGTATTGATAGAACCAAGAAACTCACACTCAAACTCTGTTTGGAATTGTTGTTCTGAGGTGTTTCTTATTGTTTCTTCTTTCCACTTCTCATCTCGGCCTGGAATTTCACTCCAATGAACCTCAATAGGAATGTACTCATTACGTTGTTCTTCTGCATCTGTCCACAGTTTATAGAACATATTCATACCATGTGGAGTAGAAACAATCATCACCTTTGTAGTTTTACCTGATGATATGGTAGGATAAACAGAACTAAAGAACTGTTCGGCTACGTTACTAGGAACGTAAGCAAACTCATCAAGGAAAATAATATTATAAGAACCGCCACGAACCGCACTGGCAGAAGTAGAAGATGCAAGAATCTTTGAACCATTTTCAAGTTCTAAACTCCCTTTGTTCCATGACATTACTCCCTGTTGTAACCATTTTGGTAAATGTTCATATGCAAGTTGTAATCTACCCAATAAATCTCTTGCAGTTGCAGCTTTGTTTGCAAGAATAGCAACATTCACCGAATCATTGAATAGAACATAATGAAGTAAATAAGAAATGATAGTAGTCGATTTACCAGACTGTCTTGGAAGTTTACAGATAGTAAAACGATTACTATGAAACGTGCCTACCATTTCCTTTTGGAAATCATATAAATCAAAAGGAACAAGTCCCTCATCNAGAGANACAATTTTTATATAGTTCTGTATAAAGTAAATAGGGTCTTTCATACATAACGAAAATTCTTCTACTTGTTCTTTTGTCCACTGTTGTTGTACATTAGCCCTTTTTAAATTAGGATTACCTAGATATACAGATTCACTCACTTTTCTTTCCTTTTATGAGTTTTTGCAATTCAGCAGTAGAACCTACGAACAATGCNTTAGTAACATTCTTTGGTGCATTGTCAGGTACTTCTTTTAATCTTTTCATCTTCTCTTGTAAGTCACCAAGTTTTTCAGTAACCTCTGCAACTTGTTTAATAAGATTACCAGCTACTTCGTATCCTCTGGGGTGTTCTCCTTCTTTTGCAAGCTCGAGTATTCCATCAATTGCGGTAGACCCCTTTTCGACCAAAGTATAAAAAGTCTCTCTTTGATATATGTAATCTGCTTCGATGTTAGCTTCGACCTCTGCAAGACCATCTTTCCCCAACCACTCTTCTCCACTTAACATTGGAGAATCTTCAACTATAATCTCTTGTTTAGGTTTGTGTTCATAGTTCCAAGGTTCATTTTGTAATTTATCTACGTCACTTACAATCCCAAGAGCCTTATCTAATTCTTTGAGGGGATCAACCATTAATCTTGTTCTTTATCTTCACCTGTTACTGGATCAAAAACTTTTGCATCCGTAAAGAATGAAGTTGTTTCGTTAAATCCAAAATCATCATCGGCATCAGCGTTAGCAGGTGTTGGTGCAACTGTAAATCTTTGTTCTCTGCGTGGAGCAGTATCTTTAAGATCAGTATATTGATCAACTTGAACTGTCTTAATAACCTTACCAGAAGTAACAGGGCCGTAAAGATAAAACTTTGCAGTAAAATCTAAAGTATATATCAATGCTCGTCTAGTTTCAAAGTCTCCCTGATAATTATCTTCATATCCTATACTGTTCAATATAATAGGAACATCTCTTTTAATACCCATATCAGCCATATCATTAATAGTAAGAGTATAGTCTGGTTGGAAGTATGGAAGAATTTGTTCTACAATTTGAAGTGCGTCATCTGACTGTTTAGCCATAACATATAATTGTATACTTAAATTATATGGTACTGGCATAAATTGTGTATCAAGTTGTGTAGAATTTGCACCTTTTACTTTTTTAAACTTCTGTACTCTATTAAGTTTTCTTGCTGAATCGTAAGATAGATTTTGTATTTCAAATCCTATACGTGGAAGAGTAACAGCAACTGTCTTTGATAAATCTGCATCTTCATTTAATCTAGTCAACCATTTTTGTCTTGGGCCATATGCAAGAGGAACTTTCATGGATTGTTTAACGTCACCATTATTGTCCTTACGAACTAATTGTATATTATTAAATGTTGTTCCAAAAGCAACAATAACTTTTCTTATTGTCTCATGGTAAAATTGTTGACCTAACATTACGAACTACTCCCTACATCCCCAAATGGATTTTTTTCACTAAAATCTAGTATTGTATCATCAGCAGATTCAAATAACTCGTTTTGAGCATCCTTAATACCAGATGATGTTCCGTCACCTACTATATAGTCTTCTTGTATCAAGTATTCTTCATTACCACTATCAGAAGAGTTCTCAACAAGAAGAGAACCAGAGGATGTTGTCATTACACTATCTTCATGTGCAACAAGTAAGTCTGTTTCATTCTCATGTATAATGCGACCATCTTCACTTTCTAACTGTACTGCATTGACACTAGCTGTATCTGATTCTAAAGTAAATTGAAAATCAGACGATGCAACACTAAGAGCTTCAATTGCATCTATATCATCTATACCAGTTGCAAGTTCCTCAGAACTATAGTCAAATAACCGACATCTTAATTTATATACAGGATTATTATCTAATTGAAAAAATGGTTCATCGTGATCTACAAAGTTTACTTGAAACATTTTTTTGAGTATAGGGTGATATATTGCATCACCTTCGTATGGACGATCTGAATCTGTAGCTGAAGTCTCTGAAAGAATATAGAAATCACTTCCTTCTAAGTCAGTGGCTATTGTTGCAAGAGTTCCAGACTCCAGTAAAATAGAACCACCTTCTGTACTGTCAGTTCCAGACTCTATAGTAATTTGTTTTGTGAGTTCTTGAAATCTTAATTTATTTACAACAAAGGTTGCTTCACTTAGGTTCTGCAAACCAAACTGATCCATCAATTCTTTTTCACCAGCAAAACCACCATCAGCATTTTCCATATACATTTCTATCTTTGATGCATCTCTAAAAACAGAAAGAGTATCTTCTCCTAAAATAGTGTCCTCTGCTACAAGAGTACGATCCATGTAAAAGACATCGTGACCATGTATCTGAATTGCTTCAGCAACTAAATCTGAATATAAACTTTGTTCTGTAGAAATTGCAGCAACATTACTAGTATGAAAGAAAGAATTTACAGCCATTCTATTATCCTACCATATAACTAACAGGTAATTCAAATGCTAGTTGAATTTCATCTTCTAGTCTTTGTTGCTCCTCTATAGCTTGTGAATAGATTTGTTCACCATTCATGGTAACACCACCTAACATTGCAACTCCACTAAACTTAGATAGGTTAGCACCCCATTGTTTTTTAATGAGAGAGGTTGCATATCTTTTGAGATATATATCATCAAATATATCAGTATAAGCTGTTGGGTCAATTTTACGATAGCACTCTATGATAATATGTTCACTGTCAGCAACTATCTTATTTTCCCAATCCATATCTATATAAAGACGATTTTGGTGTTGATTGAAACGTATAGGAGTTTCACCAACAAGAATATGTTCAAGGAAATCTAAATTCTGCATCTGTAACTGATAGTGCATAACTGAGGTTGAAGAAAAATCATAAAGGTCATTTAGTCTTAACTGATAACGCACATCAAAAAGACTTCCACCTCCACCAGTATCAGTTAAAGGAAACACTCTTAAAACAGAAACAACAGCTTCGGGAACAGGTATCCAATTGTTACCTTCTTTCCACGTTGAAGTTACAGAAGAATCTATAGTATCCGTTGCAGTTGATGATGTGTTAGACCTTGCTCGTGTAACATCAGCTTCTGTTATTAGATGTTTTAGATACATCTTCTCAATACCATCATAGTGATATTGTGCAAAGTATTGTAAAGCCTCATCTAAGCGGTCATCTACTTGGTCATCAGATACGTTAATATCAATAACACCAGAACCAAGAGCTCTTAGACAATAAGTTTTTAGGGTAGCTTTCGTAGAAGGTATAGCCATGTTTGTTTCCTTTCTACATATTTATAAGAGTAGTACTCTTTATCTTCCTGTTATAATTCTACCACTTGTGTCAATAATAGGAGTGCCAAATGCTAGGTATATATAGTGGCCACTTGCATTATTGTGTAAAGCGTCAGTTGAACGTATTTTAAATCCGCCCTGTAAAACATCTATATCACTATTATCTAATTCGGCATTTGCCAACTGGGCTTGCAAGATAAGAGATGTTGGGTTGGCAGGTGTTCTTACAGTATCAGTAATAGCCCAAGAATTTGCAGCATCAGTTCTTTTTAGCATAATCCAAGAGGGGGTAATAGGGATTCCAAGACTATTTACGGTTGGCACAAATGTTCCGTTAGCATTTCCGTTGCCGTTGTAGCTTCCTATTGCATTAAATTGGCTAGGGGCAATACAATAAGCTACGCAATCTTTATTTGCATTATTAATTTGACCTGTTGTAAAACCAAGAACGGTGTCTGTAGGAAAAGCTGCTCCCCAAAAGCTTGCTCCATTATCTCCTATAGCACCATTTGAGTTTAATAAAAGATAATCTTGAATATCACTAAATCCAGCATGAGAAGAATATACAGACCAATTATTTGCAGATTCTAAATCTTTAAAAATTACAAACTCAGGAACTACGCCAAGTCCATGACCTATGGTATGATCACCATTAGCTCCAGAATCAAATTTAGAAATACTTAATCCTAAATTAGTGTCCACTAGTGTAGATGTAGTATTAATATCACCATCAGTGTTACTAGAACCTGATCCAGTAGCCTCCATATACCATTGCCAAGATACATAGCTTTCTGCCTGAGTGTTAACTTGAACATCGTTACCTACTCGTACACCACCTCTGAGAAATTCAAACGTTGTATTAGTATTTGTAACTTCTGCTTCTGCAACATTAGGATGTAAGTCTTTCGCTACACCACGCACACGATCAAACATCATATGGCTATCAGCTGCATCTCTATTTTTTAGCCAGCTCCATGCTGTTG